CGCTCATTCCGCCTTCCGGCAATGGGGAGGTCAACACAGGGAACAATGTTGGCGGTGCTGGTGCCGGTGTCTTCAAGAACAAAACGGGGGCGCAGCTGAATTTCCGTCGCCTTTATTCAGCCAATGCGGACCTGACGATATCCCAGGAGGCGGACCGCATCAAGTTTGAGGTAAACGTGCCGCCGCCAGCCACCTATGACGTGGCCAATGTCGGAGGTGAGGAGATCGAGCTTTATCGGAATTTCAGTGCGGGCATCTTCAATTTCAAGACGCTTCACGTCGATTCGGAGCAGCCTGCGGTGTTCCAATTCATCCCCAATGGTCCGGACTCGTACGACATCGTGTTCGCGCCATCGCTTGGCGACCTGGCCATGTTCGGCGACGCATATCGTCTCTATGATAATGGCATTGCCAATGGCGACCTGATCGTTTGGGACACGGATAGCTGGATCGCCAAAAGCCCAACGGTCCTGAACCTCGGCGCCGGACAAGGCCATGTGCTGAGCGGATTCACGGCCCTGCTTGAATTGCAGGCCCGTTCGATCAAGGCCGGTGCGAACATTACCATCACGGAGGATGCCAATGAGATCACGATCACGGGTGCGCCGGCCGGGGTTTCCAGCGGTGCGAACATGGGCACTGGTGCGGATGGGCTTGGCCTGTATACCGGGGTTATCTCCGGTGTCATGCAGCTCAAACGCATCAAGGCCGGCACGGACATTTTCCTCACCTCCGAAACCAACGACATTCTTGTTGCTGCTCGTTCCGCTGTTGCTGGCGACGGAATGGTGATCACGCCGGGCGCTACGGACAACACGTTCGCAGTAAGCGACTGGCTGACCCTGCTTTCGGATGCGGCTGTTGGTGACGCCAGCATCATAAAAAGTGGACCGCCCTGGCTGCTGCGCAAGCTGAAGTCCGGAACAGGCATCCTTGTCACGGAGAACAGCAATGATGTGACGTTCTCCCATGCCTTGACATTGACCAATCTCGGGGCTGGCGTCGGCCCCTTGAAAGATTGGTCGGGGGCGCAGTTGCGTGGCCGCACGTTCGTGGCTGGCCCGGGTATGGATGTGCAGTTGGTAGGCGACGAAGTGATCCTGTCCGTCACGAGCGGTGGTGGAAGTGGTGGTGGCGTTTCCGGTACCGCTCTTGTTGGTCAATGGTACAATGGAGCGGCTGGTCCTGCGCTTGACCGCTGGGGCCTGACAGCAACGAATGTCACCTTTAGCGGGACGGCGCTTTCCGTGGCCAGTGTCACCAAGAACGGAGGCAACGACGAATTCACTTTCAACGAGGCCGGCAAATACAAGATCTCCGCCAAGGCCACCCTTACTACTGGTGGATCGCAGACCCAGCATCAGATGTGGTGTGAGGTGTGGACCGGTGCATCCTGGGCAGAAGTGAGCGGTTCGCGCTCGTGGGTCTACACCACCAACGAAGTCAACGACCTGCAGACCATTCACACCGGTGAGTTCACGCTGAACATCACCACCGTGGGATGGAAGATCCGTTTCCGCGTGATCACGAGCGGGGGAACGGTGGGAGTGTCCGTGTTTGAGGATGGAACAGCCGTGACCATCGAACGCGCTGTTGGCCCCATCTGGGAGGTGGTCGCGGACGGGACCGCAACCCGAACGCTTTCGGTGGACGACAATGGCAAGGTGCTCAACTTCACATCGGGCGCCGCCGTGACCGTAACGCTTCCACAGACCCTTCTCGCAAGCTTCTCCTGCGACATCATTCAGAGTGGAACGGGCGTGGTCACACTTCAAACATCAGGTGCCGCCACTATTCAATCCATTCCCGGCGGATCCCCTCGTACTGTTTCCGCGCAATACGGTCGTGTTCGCGTGATCGCCGTGAGCGGAACAGGAGCAAACGCCGTATACAACCTTTCTGGTAACATCGCCTAACATGGGACACCAAGGAGAACTTGACCTGGGACAGATGTTCGGCCTGCGTCAGCAGTCGTGGGCACAGCTTTCCGACCCATTGATCTGCTCAAGCGGATCGGTGGGTTTCTCCATTTCAACAATGGAGGACCGCTTTCCGAATTACGTTCAATTCCTTCGTGCGCTCCCCTGGGCGTTCAGCGACCCGGAAATACTGGGGCTGACGTACTTCACGTGCGCTTACAACGAGGCGGCTCTACGTAGCGAGGGTGGATTCGGAGGGACCGGGTGGCAGGGCCGATGCAACATTCGGATCCCGGCCGGTTCGTGGTTCGTGAACAGTGAGCTCCGTGGTGGTCAGCATCGCAATATCGGCGCCGGCAAACAGTGGAACTTCGGTTCAGGCGGGTCACAGATCCAGCTCCTTGACACGAACTGGAAAAGCATTCACGGCCCGCAGAACGACGGACTGAAGATCCTTGGGCATTGCTGGAATTATGCCGGCGAGAACAACCTTACCCCTCAACCGTTCGCCATTGGTGGTGGATACGAGTATTCCCACTTCTTCACCTGGGAGCATTGCCACTTGAAGGGTACGGCCGGGTACAACAGCTTCTTCAGCCCGCTGAACCGCGAAGTGGGTATCATGTTGCACAATGCCGGCGAAGGCACCAAGGTGGAGAATTGCTGGGGCTCGGAGTTCCGCACGTTCGCTGTTCTGGTTGGCCGGTACACGGCGCGTCCGCGTGTCAGCCAGTGCAACCTGTTCAACAACTCGGTCGCGGCCATTGGCCAGCGCGGCGGTGCCCTGTCGGAGATCATCTACGACGATATCTCCGGCGACAACAATCCGTACATGCTGTTCATGTACCAGAGCGGATCGAATGTGTTCGGCCAGGGTCCGTTCATGCCGATGAGCGATGCACACGTTCCCGGTGGACTGATCACGTTCCGCAACGTGAAGACCGAGGCCTTTGCTTGTCGTTCTGGGTATGCCGGCATGTCCAGCTGCAATCCGAATTTCATTGGCAAGGGCGGTATGTGGGCGCACCTCACTGGTCGCTTCTGGTTCACCGCCGACAGTTGTACCCTGAACGTCCATGAAGGAAAGCTGTGGACGGCCATTGAGGTGAGCGATCAGAACGACATGGCCACGGTGTTCCCGTCAGGTGGATACGAAGGCAGCATCGGGCTTGACAACTCCACGGTGCATATTCACAACCCCAAGTTTACGAACGTGCACAACTGGATGGCCGATTGGAAGCGTGGACGAGCCCATACGTTCCCGCAACCCTTTGGCGACTACAATCGGATGAATTTCCGCTGGGATAACCTGAATGACAATGGTCAGGCCTGGGCGGAGACGCCAACCGGAAAGCAGATCTGGACCACTACGCCGAACAGCCACCGCGGAACACAGCCGTTCATCAACCAGAACCAGACCCTATTGAATTGGGGCACCGGAGCTCCGAACTTCAACTACCACCCTGTGACGGGCGTCAACTACTAACCAACACTTGAAAACCAGATGAGCCTTTTTAAGTTAACGGGCAGTCTCTTTAAGAGAGGCAATCCTGCACACATTCAGCAAGCACAGACATTTGCGCACTCTGCGCTTTATGCAGCAACGGTACTTGACCCGTCCGATCCCTTTACGAAGGGCAATATCAAGGCCGGAGTGTACCAAGGTAGCGTTGAATGGCAGCGCGCTGACATTGGCACATATTCACTTGAGCTCCTTGATTACAACGGAGAGGCCGCCCTTTTCCCTATGGTTAACGTGCGTAAAGCTGGAGTGATCCATGGGGTGAGCAGGGGACGTGCCAACCTGTTCATCATTGATCTTCTTGATGTTGCAGGCGACCGCATCGATGCTCCGTTCGACATTGTGATCTGGATGCTTTCCTGATGGCCTGGTTCGGACAATCCAACCCGCCGCCCCCGTTGCCGGATGACGCTTCACGCGAGTCCACGCAACAGGGGGTTTCGCAATCGCTCGACGCGATCGAGCAGATATTGTCCACGCCGGCGCCGCTGCCGGTAGGAGGGGCTACCGAGGTTACCCTTCAGCAGGTTCTTCAGCAGGTGGGTGCGGACGGCGTTCCTCCGAAGCCGCTTGATGGGACTGCGACCGGGATGATCGGATTCCTCCGGACGATACTTGCACTCCTTGAAACGGTCCACAGCACAACCCCGGGCACCGACGCACTTCGTGTTGAGGTTGTGGCCGGCGGTGGAGGCGGCGGAGGTGGGCCTGTCACAATAGCCGATGGCGATGATGTAACCCAGGGCGCGGTAGCCGATGCCGCGGTTGCCGCAGGTGCGGCCGGAACGAACAGCGCCAAGCTTCGCCGAATATCGGCCGACCTTAGCGCATTGTTGACAAAGGTCATTGCGGCGCCGTCAACGGAAGCCAAGCAGGATGCCATGATCGCGCTGCTGACCGCTATTGCCGGTTCGCTCGCTGGTACCATTGCCGTCTCAGGCGGGTTGACCGATGCTGAGTTGCGGGCCTCTCCGGTTCCGGTCAGCGCAACGGCGCTGCCCCTTCCGACCGGCGCGTCCACAGAGGCCACGCTTGCTGCTGTTTTGGCCAAGATCATCGCAGCCCCGGCAACAGAAGCCAAGCAGGATACAGGCAACACAGCGCTTGCAAACATCTTGGCCAAGATCATTGCTGCGCCTGCTACCGAGGCAAAACAGGATGCACTGAACGCCTTGGTCACGATCATGTCGGAATGGGATGAAACCGACAGGGCCAAGGTGAATATCATTGCCGGTCAGGTAGGCGTTGCGGCCGGCGCCGGCAACAGTAGTGCGTCTACCCAGCGCGTTGTTATCGCGACCGACCAGGCTGTTGTTCCGGTAAAGCTCATAGGTGAAATCGGCAGGACCACGTTCAGTTTTTACACCAACGCCTCGCAAACGCCAAGCGCATCGTCAACCGAAGACCTGATCACGTTCAATTTTGCACAAGGCACCGCGGGACCTACGTCCGGAACCTCCTTTGTGATCCCCAATGGACAGACACTGCGGATCACCTCCCTTATCATCGAAGCAAGGGGGAACAATACCGCTACCGCTCAAGTCAGTGTTTTTTCATTGCGCGTAAACACAGCAGGGGCCATAACAACCGGTTCGACAATGATGTACCGGGCAAGGGTTGCAACACCCGCCACTGCAAATGCTGTTGACCGGATCACGATAACCTTTCCGCAAGGCCTTGACATCGTTGGGGATGGAACAGTTGAGTTCGGAATGACCGCCCGCTCCACGTATGCGACCAATGCGCCGACCTGGTTTGTTCATGCCAATGGATTTTTGTTCACGACCGCATAGCTTTGTGCGTAGAAACCTTTAACCAACCACATCGTCATGGCAAACAACGGATTTCGCGCAAGTCGTCAATTGGGAATTGGCAAGGGCGCGCATGTGCCGCGTCAGGGAATGGCCTACGGGGTCAAATTCCAGGGTATCGCACTGAAAATATCGGGCTCTCCTGCGGATCTTGCTTCCATTCCGCTGCAGTTCGACAAGGGCCTTTCCGGGGTTTGGGTTCCAACTCGGATCTTGGTGCGGAACGTTACCTCGAAAGACAACAGTGCCGCCAAGATTCGATTACACACCGCTGCGGCCGGTGGCGGCCAAGCTCTTTGCGCTGAGACAACCCTGACCGGCCTTACCGGAACCGTCAACCAGCTCCAGGATGTCGCCGTAACGCTTGGTGGCGCCGCGTTTACCAGCGAGAAGATCTGGCTGCGGCAAACAGTGGACAGCGGTAACACCGGGACAATCGATGTCTATGTTCAATTCGTGGACATGACCGACTACGACGCAGCCTATCACACGGCCCTGTAAGCAATTCTGCGATTTGTGAAGCGCCCGGTACATCCGGGCGTTTTACTTTTAGCTTTGGCCTCAAATCAAAGAGCAATGGCAAAAGGAGAGGTTACCTACGCGACCAAGGAGATCCCTGTGAGCCGCCTGGTCAATTCGTTCATGCCGGCCCTGTCCGAGCTTGGCTCTGTCCCGATGAGTGGTGCTGTGGCGAACGCTATCAGGAAAAACGCGCGACAGCTTGAGATCGCCTTTGCTGAGTGGAATCACGAGCAGAACAAGATCCTCAAGGATTACGCAGAGCTTGATGAGGGTGGTAAACCTATTGTCGTTACCAGCGAAAAGGGTGAGCGAAAGGTGAAGTTCAAGACACCCGAGGGAGAGGCCGAATACAACAAGCGCTGGGAGGATGAATTTGCGAAATCGATTTCGGTGATGATCGCAGTGGTTCCGAGCCGGCTGCTGGACAATATCAACGGAGTGAAACCCGTGCTTCTCGCCGCCATCCAGTACATGATCGAAGAAGACGTGGTACCTTCGTCGAAATAACCCGACCATGGCCACGCAATCGATCACCCGTTCCATCTTCGTCAAGACCACCCGGCGTGGGAAGCAAGCCAGGCTTTTTGGCAATAAGCCGCTTACCGCGGATGGTGCGCTTGAGGGCTGCTGTACCTTCCAGACCAGCAACCCGAACAACCCTAACTACATCGCTCCGTGCTGCCTTAACGAGTGGGCGCAGAGCAAGCCGGTGAACAGCATCAACGGCTCCATGTTGGGCACTCCGCGCATCTTTGGTCGCACCTATGCCCGCCCAAAATGAATCCGGCGCGCAAGTGGCTTGAGTGGTTCGAGCGGGAATGGGCTTCGCCGGCGGCGATGGTCATTGCCAGCTTCCTCATGTTGTGCGGTTTCTGGGTGGGCTGGGTCTACCTGGGCACTGGTGAGGCTCCGATGAGCCCCGAGGTTCTCGTTCGCGTGTTCTGGACGGTGTTCAAGTTCGCCGCGTTCAACGCCACCGGATGGATCTTCGCCTTCGTGTACTTCCGCTATTCATCCGCGGAAATGCAGACGCTTTCGGATATCAAAGAGATAGACCAATGGCGCGTATGGGCAACCATCGTTCTCTGCTTGTCGGTCTGCTCCTTGGGTTGAGCGTATCCGCCAACGGGCAGAATGGCCAGGGGCAGCTTGTAGCTGACCTGGCCTTCTGCCATTTGGAGGTAAGGGAAACCTCGGAGAACTGGAGCCCGGAGATCAAGCTGATGCTGGCGGACGTTTGCATCCACAAACCCGCCTATTGGTGCGGTGGATTTGCGTTCCGAATGCACAAGCTGGCCAAGGTCGTCATGCCGAAGCCCCATTGCAATTTCGCTTGGACGCCGAACTGGTTCCCAAAAGACCGTATCGTTTGGCGTGCGAATCAAAGCTTCGATAACATCAAGGTTGGTGATGTCATCGGCCTTTACTACCCGCGGCTTGGAAGGATCGGGCACGTGGAGGTTATCGTTGGTCTTGAGCGCCCCTTTGTCGTGACCATCGGCGGCAACACCAATCCTGCAGGTGGTCGCTCCGGACAGGGGGTTCACAAGCATCGTCGTCACATTGACTCTATCAAATACGTTGGAAGATGGTGGACCGGACCATTAAAATAGCAGCAGCCATCATCCTGCTCTTGCTTGTGATCATTCTGCTGTCCAATATCGGCCACAGCAGAAAAATGGAATCGCTTCTTCGCCGGCAGGAGAAGACGAACAACATCATTGAGCAGCGCCGGCTTGATGACAGTTCGCAGGTGACATACGCTGATGCGAACTACGTCACAAGGGAAGATCTCCGCAAGGGAAATACGGCATTGCTGGACACGCTTCGCAGGGAGCTTGTTGGCCCGATCCGCACTCTTGAGCGCACCACGCGCATCATTGCGACCAGGATCGAACAGTTGACGATCCCTGTGCGCGACACCACCAGGATCCTCCCCTCCGGCACTGCGCAGCACGGCTATGTGTTCAATTACCAGAAGCCACCGTTCCTCCGCAAAATGTCTGGATTTCTCTTTGGCGACAGCATTCACATTGACTACGAGATCGAAAGTCGGTACCTGCTTGAGCATCACTGGAAGCGTACCGGATTGTTCAAGCCAAAAGAGCTGGAGCTGATCATCACCTCGCAAGACCCAAATGTGTCCGTCAACAAGGTCCAGAATTTTCAGGTGATAGCGCCTGTGCCCATATGGCAGCGCCCTGGCGTTGTCGGGGCCGGCTCATTTCTTTCCGGCTTGCTGATCGGACTTACCGTAAAGCCATGAAAAGAAACCTTAGCCCCGCCAGGCTTGAGCAGCTGATGCTTGAGCGCGGATTCAAGACGCCCGAAAAGCCTCGGATCGTTGAACGATCGCGGACCCCGTTTCCTGAGTCGATGCGCGAGTTCGTCAAGCGCCGTGAGGAAGAGCGCATCAAAGCAGCGAACGCTGGTCCACTGCCACATGTCGATCCCCAGAACGTATGCCCACATTGCAGTGGGGCCGGGTGTGCAAATGAAACCGTGCGGCACGGTGACGATTACTGCGTGCGAGGCACCGTGTATGATCGCCCATCCGTGTATCGCTTAAAGCAGCTTCACGGCCTTGTCTCCGAAGAGCTTTTTTCGGGCACCATGATCCCCGCCGTTAACAGCATCCGCAGGTTCCTGAACGCGGACCTATCCGAAGCCGATGTTCGTAAACACTGAATACTTCTCTCCCGTTCGTCTTTACGGGCACACTCAGGCTCCGGTGAACAGCTATGAGTGGCGCGAATGGTGGAAGGAGGAAGAGCGCCGATGCCTGAATGGGTATTCGGTAGGCGGTGTCAGGATAACCGGCAGGCACTACCATTACCTCAACTACTGGCCGATGCGGAGACGCGATGAAAAGACCGGTATCAAGCGTATCGGTCTTCCGCGTTTCCTGGATATCGACTATGAGTTCTACCATCAGGTGGAGAAGTGCATTGATGAGGGCAAGGATGGTCTTTGGTTGAAGCGACGTCAAGCGGGGTACACCTACAAAACGGGCCAGCTTGGTGGGTACAACCTCACGCACGTTCCGGACAGTTACACCATCTTCACGAGCGGACTCGCCGAATACAGTGAGACTTCGTTCAAGTTCATGGTTTCGTCCCTTGACCTTGCCGCCGGCACGCCGTTCTATCGGCATCGGATGAATCCCAACGAAACGTTTCATATTCATGCCCAGTATCGTCAAAGCATTGACGGGGTTGACCGGATGCTGGGCTATCACTCTGAGGCAAAACAGATCACGGCGACAAGTCCGCAGGCGCTGGTGGGTAAGTCACCTTCGTTGGTGATTTATGAGGAGATCGGGAAATTTCCCGGGTTCCTTGATGTGAAGTCGTACACGGACGCCGGTCTTGAAACAGAGGGTATACGTACCGGTCTTTCTCTTTTCATTGGTACCGGTGGTGAAGAGAATGAAAGCATCGATGAGGTTGCAGAGGCCTTCTACAATCCGGACAAGTACAACTTCTACACCGTGGACAATGTTTGGGACACGGAGGAAGGAGAGGCGGTCATCGATCCCCTGAACAAGCCCAAATCATGCTTTTTCGTTGCCGGATGGAGGTTCCTCAAGGTTGACAAGGATGGCAACAGCCTGGAGAAAGAAAGCCGCGACGAAATCAACAGGCGGCGAAAAAGCAAAGAAGGTTCAAAGGGATTGCTCAAGGAGATAACGCAGTATCCGCTTACTCCGCAGGAGGCCTTGTTAACGCCTGACGGCGGACGGTTCAACGTGGTAAAGCTTCGTCAGCGAAGACTTCAGATCCTTCGTAGTCCTGAACTGAAGTCCCGTGTTCAAACCGGTGATATCGAATGGGTGTACGGATCGGGCGGATCGATCGTTGGAACCACATTCGTCCCAAAGCACGATGGTCCGTTCCGCATTACAGAGCATCCGGACACGACCCAGGACGGCACCATTCCGGACTGCTATGTTGCCGGTACCGATAGCTACGATCGCGACCAAACAGTTGACGGAAAGGGCTCCTTGGGAAGCTGCTATGTGTTCAAGAAGCTTTGGTCTGCCACGCGTCCCTACAACATGTTCGTAGCGAGCATCACCCAGCGTCCCGAAACCAGTCAAGAGTTCTACGAGAATACAGCAAAACTTTGTGTGCATTATGGTTGGGCAAAGAACCTGATCGAGTATTCGATGGTCAACATCATCGACTGGTACATCCGGAACAATTTCATTGACCTATTGCGCGAACGGCCGGAGATCGTTTATCAGGCGCAGATCAGCCCCGGGCCGAACAACCGCTTCGGAGTGGACCCGGCAACAAAGCCTATCTGGATCACAAAGCTTGCTGACCACATTGAAAAGAACGCGGATACATTCTGCGACCTGGATGATATCGCCGCGCTGATCAAATACAAGGACAAATTGCCAAGCGGCAAGCCCTATAACTGCGACCGCACGATCGCCATGTCCCTTGCTGTTCTTCACGCTGCAGACGACATGGAGGGCACCACAAACGTGCAGCACAAACCCTATGAGCTGAAGATGCGTAGGTTCGTCCACAGGAACGGACGCATCGTTCGCCTTAACTCCTGAACACCATGCTAACTGATTTGACCGACGATCGCAAGAAGGGAAGTGCCTGGTGCCGCAAGGTCGTTGACCAGATCTGCAAGTCAGCGATCAGCACTTCGTCATCGCGTGAAATGATGATAAAGTGCTATGACATCTACTACGGTCGCCAGCGCGCATCCGACTTCAACTACCTCACCGGGGATGACAACTACAAACTCCCCTCCAAGGTCAGGTCCATTCCGATCATACGCTCGTTCTTCGACCTGCTTCAATCCACCTTTGAAAGCCAACCCATTGAACCGCTTGTTTACGTGGTGGACAATGACGGCATCCGGGACAAGTATGATGAGCGGGCGAAGACCATAATGGACGGATTTGTTCGTGGATTGCGTGAGCGCCAGCTTCGCATTTACGGGGCCATGCAGCAGATCAAGCAGGCGCAGGCCGCCCAGCAAGGTTCGGGTCAAACCCAGCCGGACCCTGGGCTTGTTCTTGCGCAAAGGAAGATCGAAATGATGTCCGCCGAGCTGGAGGACTCGGATGACATTCTTCAGGAGCAGATCGAATCGTTGCAGAGAAGCGGAAGCGCCGGATTTGCAACAGAGGCGGAAATGTCCATATCGGACGGTATGGAATACCTGATAAACACACAGAAGCTTCCACAGCTTTTTGCCCATGGGTTCAAAGACCTCTACGTGGTGGACAACGCCATTTTCCGCCTTGAGGATGTTTACCAAGGCCTTGACCCATCCGTAAGGCGCGTAAGCCCGCTGGATATCTACTACTCCGCTTCCTCCAACGTCACTTCGCTGACGCATGCCAACTGGATCATGGAGCGTCGCATGCTTACCGCTGACGATGTTATCGCTCAGTATGGGCACAAGCTGAGCAAAGAGGATATCCAGACGATACGTGAGATCAAGATCCCGTACGGACCCACAACAATGTCGCTCTATGAAGGGATGCATGGTTCGGAAATGGAGCTTACCAGTGACATCATGGCCGGGTGCGAGCCCGACAGCCTGTACTCCGGAAGTGTTCCTAATGCGCAGTTGATCGAAGTGTGCGAGTGCTCTTGGCTGAGCCCAAGAAAAATCGATTTTGCGCTGTATCCGAACAAGCATGACAGCTCGCTGCCCATTATCAAGCTGGTGAGCGATGAAGAGCGTGTTCGTCCCAACGCTCGTATCGAGTCCCGTTACATCATGGATCGCTATGAGGGCGTTCGTATCAACGGTTCCATCTACGTCTCATGCGGGTTGGCGCCAATGCAGCTGCGAGAACACCCGACATACGGCAATGCCACTCAGCCGTACGCTGGATTCTGTTATAACAATGTTGACTTCCGGCCTTATAGTCGCGTGCAGGCCGTTGCGGATGTGGACACTCTGTACAAGCTGGTCTACTTCCAGATAGAAACGCTGATGGTGCTTTCCGGCGTTCGTGGATTTGTGCTTGACATCGCGCAGTTGCCCAAGGACTGGACCCTTGAAAAGTTCCTGTATTACGCGCGTCAGGGCATTGCCCCGATCGACAGCACAATGCCGAACATCAAGAATGCGCGGAACACCGGATTCAATCAGTTCACACAGTTCGACCAAACGTTCGGCACAAGCATTCAGCAGCTTCAAGCGCTGCTGACCCAGTTTGAGCACTTAGCCGGGCGCCTCATCGGTATCCCACCTCAGCGACTTGGAGAGATCATGCCGCATGACCAGGTTGGAACGCACCGGCAAGCCATTGCTCAAAGCAACATGACGACACAGGTCTTGTTCAACAAGATGGATACGGTGGTCATGGACACTTTGAACCTTTTGCTTCGCGCAATGCCTCATTGCTGGGCTGAAGGGAAGAGGGGGCAGTTCGTGCTTGGTAACAAGGGCCAGAAAATGGTCAACATTGCCAAGGGCGCGTTTGAGGACAGGGCTTTTGAGTGCTACATGCAGACGCCCACGCGAGATCAAGAGGTGATGGACAAAGCGATAACGCTAATCACGCAGAATTTCCAAGGTACCGGAATGCCGCTCAGTCAGCTGGTGACAATGTTCGGCGCGAACAGCCTTCGCGAAGTCAAACACCTACTTGCTGAATACGAAAAGCTGGCAATGAAAAAGGCTCAGGAAGGGGCCAAGTTCCAGGCCGAGCACGAAAAAGAGATCGCGGATCTTGAGGCGCGGGCTGCAATGGCGGTGAAGGAAGTGAGCTCAAAGGCCGAAATGGCCGGCGTTCAGGTCCAGGCTCTTGCACAACAGGTTGAAGAAAGGAACGCTCAGCTTGATGCGTCAACAAAGCTTCAAATAGCTGGAATGAAAAACGAGACCGATCGTTACAAGGCTGATCAGGAAACCGCGGTAGAGGCGGCTGTACTGCAGGAGCAGCGACGTTCTGCCGACATGGACGCTCAGCTTGAAATGATCAAGATCATGACCGATAAAAAGCAAGGGGCAAAACCAGGTTCCCCCGTATCTTCGCCACGTTCAAAAGAAAATCCCAAGTAGCCATGACCGAAAGTGAACAAACCCACGTTCCCCAGGAAGCCTCGCAAGAAGCGCAGCTCAGCGAAAGCCAGCCTGCTCCTGAAAGCCAAGAGACTCCTGTCAGTCTCGGTGAGGGTAGCGCAGAGAACGCCCCCCTTTCGCCACTTTCTTTGCTGGACGTTTCGGCCCAGGCCGAAAAAGTGTTGACCGAAAAAGGTGATACGCTAAGCGATCTGGACAAGCAATATCTCGAAGGCTTGAAGGATCTCAAGGGTGTTCATGGTGTAGTGACCCCGAATCCTGACGGAACTTATTCCCCCGTGAACATGAAGGTTCCGGAAACCATTCCAGCTGAGAGCAGCACCGGACCCGTGACCATGAAGATTGGGTACCGGTTCAAGAGTGATGACATCATTGTTACGCTCAAAGCCGACAGCCTCGTGCTTTCAAACGAAGTGCTGACGCATAGGCTTGCGCAGCGCTTGATGAAGGAACAGCCTCACGATTTCCGCGCATACATCAAGCGCGGATACTACGAGGCCAACAGCAATTACTTCAAGTAACCAGACCAACTCAAAAGCCATGAGCAAACAAAGTTTCGACCTCGGATCAATCGACCTGGGCAAACTGGGCGCACCCGAAGGGTACGAAAACATTCTTCCTCCGGCGCCAAAATCGAAGGAAGGTGGAGAGGCCGATTCGTCCGGCAAAAAGGGCGAAGCCGGCGATGATGCTGATGACCTGCCAGATATCAGTTCGCTTATTCCCGGAATGGCGGACACGGACAATACGGAAGAAGAGGAGGGTGAAGAAGAGGAAGAAGGAACTGACGGCGATGACGTTGAAGGAGCCGGCGAAGGGAAAGCCGGCGACGACAAGAAAAAGCCGTCAACTGCTGCCAAGGGTTTGGGTAAGCAGCTGGGAGGTATTCTGTCCCAAGTGCTGGGCACTGAGGTAGAGCTTCCCGACGACAATCTTGGACTGGTGAAAAAGCTGAGGGAAACCCTTCAGCCAAAGCTCCATCCCGAGGTGGTCGAGTATCAACGCGCTATTGAAAGCGGCATGGAGCCCGATGCCTATTTCAAGCAGCGCGGACTGGTGAACGAATTGCTTTCCGTGGATGATGACGGCGACCTGATGACCCGGTATTATCGTTCCCGCTACGGCGTTAGCAAGGCTAACCCGAAAGGCTGGTCGGACGAGAAGATCAAGGACACCATCAGCAAGCTGGATAGTTCCGGACAGCTCGCGATCCAGGCGGAAGAGTTCCGCGAAAACCTCCGAAAGATGGAGGCCGAACGCGCAAATCGGCTGAAATCCTACGAGAGCGGAGTGGATGTAGACCCAAAAGAGCGTCAAAAGCAGGTCGAGAAATTCATGTCTCAGCTTGACGCAGCTGTGGACGACATGGCGAAGGATAAAAAGCTGTATGGCATCGAGCTTGGCAAGGCCGGCTCTTCCGACGCGCTCAAGAAAAGTGTTCGAGCGTGGTATCAGCCTGACGAGAGTGGACACACGAAGCTGCAGAAGTTCATGGCCACAAACAATGCGGCCGCGCGCTTGGCGCTTTTGCTCCATATCGCCGAATCCGGAGCCCTGGAAGGAGCGCTGCACGACAAGGCAACGCAGGAAAAGCTGTTCCTCATGAAAAAGCTCGACAGAAAGCCGCGCCCCGCCGGCGGCTCACCGGGTGGAAAAGGTTCGGCCCAGAATGTACTGGCGAACCTGATGAAGCCAGAGGCTTTCAAGTGACCGGTGAAACTGGCGACTTCAAGAACCAACTACGGATCTAACCATGCGAATGCTAGGTACGATCTCTGAGCGTAACGACGTCACGACCACCGTGCCGATGCTGACCCAAGTAGGGTTGCTTCAGCCGGCGATCATGCCGAACGTGCTGAACCTGTTCGAGTCCAACTATTCCTCGTTCAGCTCCTTCCTTAACCGGAAGAACCTGACGCGGACCGGTCTGTACTCGGGCCTGGAAAGCGATACGTTCAAGGTCATCGGTAACCGACAGGTGAAGTGGAGTGTGGAAGGTTACCCCACACGTAAAGCCACCATCGTTGAAGCCCCCACCAATGCAGTGAACCCGGGCCTCGGGAATTCCGAGTTCTCGTTCGTTACGGATATCGACTGGTTCGGTATCAATGACGACCTTGAGCTGGAGGACCGTCGCACGACCCTGCACGTGATGGCCAAGCAGCGTGTATCCGGAGGTACGCGCTACTTCGTAAAGCTGAACACCAATTCCACCACCAACTTTTGCGACCCCACGTTGGTCGCGGTTGACAAGGAAGTGGGTTGGTTGCACACTTCGTACCCTGAAGGAAGTGAGGACGCCACCGAAAAGCACGTGTTCCCTGAGTGGTACACGAACTTCATCGGTATCCAGCGTGCCAAGTACACCATTTCGGGTAGCGCACACCACAGCAAGGTGATGGTCGAGCACCAGGGCACCAAGATGTGGGACACCGTTCAGAACATGCGCATGATGGCGCGCTGGGCGATGGGCGTGGAGAACCAGATGCTTTGGGCTCGTTCCACTATGGATGCCAACGGAAACTGTTACCTGAAGGATCGCGAAGGTCGCGACATCGTGATGGGTGACGGTTTGGTGGCCCAGGGTGACGCAAGCCTGAAGTACGAGTATAACACGCTTACGGCGCGTACGCTGGAGAACATCATGCAAGACATGCAAGCCCTGCAGAATAATCAGGGAATGCTTGAGCTTGCCCTGATCTGTGGCTCGCAGTTCTACTTCGAGTTCCAGCGCGTTATGCGTGACGTGTTCCCGCAAGGTCCGCAAGTGCTGTATGTCGGCGGAAATGGCAGCGAGGGAAGTGGTATTCGCACTCACTTCAGCTGGTTCCAAATGGCCGATGTGCGCATCAACATCATCCATGCGAAATCCCTGGATGATCCCACCCGCCCCATTGCCCGCGACATCATGGGTCGTCCCATCATGTCCAGCAGTGCCTACTTCGTTTCCCTCGGAAACACGGTGGGCGGTGAGCCGAACGTGGAAATGCTGACCCTCGGCAACGAGCATGGCGACCGCCAGTTCGTTCGTCGGGTGATCAGTGGCATGGCCGGCCCGGGCGTGAGCGTAAGCAACAGCGGAAAGTACAGCATCCAGGCTGCTGCCTCCCCTGTTGACGGAATGCAGGTGCATGTGCTCAATGAGACGGGCCTGGTGCTCCGGAACATGTACGGCTTCGCTGAACTCCGCAAAGCCCGCCGCGCGTAACATCTAACAACACCTGTCAGATGGCAATAGAAACAAAGAAGCTCCGCGCCGTTGAAAAGCGGTTTGAGCGGACGCCGACCTACGTAGCACCGTACTTTGACGAGAATCAACGTCTGTTCTATGTAGGCAATCAAAGCTACAAGTCGCGTGAGGTCAACGGACCGAACGGTTACCGCTATTATGAGGCGGTGGGAACGCCAATGCCGATAACGAACATTGATCAAGTTCCGATCAGCTCGGGGATCATCATTTCGGATGCGGCCGGTGAATTCCTGCTTCAGATGGCAAAGGACCGCGGATACATCGCCTCGTCGAAGTCCGAGTTCAATACCGCTGCGAAGCATCGCTTCTATGTGGTGGACGAGGTTTCGGAGGCCCGCGATGTTGCAAAGCGCGCAGACATGGTTTTGCAGGCCCTTGAATTGCTGAAGGGCATGACGGCAAAAGACCTGATGGACCTTGCCTTGTACCTGCAGCTTCCTGTTCAGGAACAGCCGCAGGTCGTGGTGGAGGCACGCATCAAGGAATTGGTTCTGCGTGATCCTGGTGCAGTGCTTGAGGCCAAGAACAATCGTGGCTTCAAGGCTGGTGCCTTGATCGAGCAGGCCGTGAACGCCGGTATCATCGTGCTTGAAGGAGGCCGTTACAGCTATGGCAAAATGGAGATCGGGACCGACCGTAGCACGGCGATCCAGTACCTCATGTTGCCGGCCAACAATGGCCTTGTTCGTGAGATCATCAATCGGCTTGCCGTTGTCGAGAAGGAAACAGAAACCACTGAGTGATGTTCACAACAGCGGACGACTGCTATCGCTACGTGCTCCAGGGAGTGCGGAAGAACAATGCCGGCACGATAACGCCGACACAGTTCAACCGTTATTTCGTTGGGGCACAGCGCAGGTTCGTGGACGAAGCCTACACAGCCGTCGATCGCGATCAGTTGCACATGGACGTGCTGAGGGTCTTGACACCGGCTCCGCTGGTGATCGCCAACTCGGGACTGAATGCACCCGAGCAAGAATCCTTTGACCTTCCTTATGTGCAAAACCCACCGTCCGGGGCGTCACACGGGTATCAGCATATGCTGTCCGTGGGATTGAAGATCGCCCGCTTAGTGAACGGTCAGCCGCAGCCTGTCGCTTGTGCCGATCCCTCGGGATGGACGCTGGCCAGGATCTTGCGGCGCGACAGCAGGTACGCGAACGAAAGCAATCCGTTCTGGCGTCCGAGCGAAGAAGAGCCCTACTACTATCTTGTCGGTAACACGATGAGAGTGAAGGCGGGTCCTGACACGTTCGCCACCAGCGCTCGTATCGAATATCTGCGTTATCCAGTGGATGTCTCTGTCAACGGTCAAATAGTGGACCCTGAGCTGCCTTCGGCTGTCAACCGGATGATCTGTGATCGCCTGATCACCGATTACCTGGAAAGCTCCGAAAGTCCGCGTACGGCGACCCACAATGCCATCAGGCAAGACAACATCTAACCAACCATGAGCTTCAAGCCCATTCCCCACATTGTGAAGTTTGACTCGCTCAGCGCGTCAACGCTCACGATCACTGGCAGCACGGTGCAGATCCAGGGCCTTCCGGCCTTCGATGTTGCAGACGTTGTTGAGTGCGAAAAAACGTGTCCTACGGCATGCGTTCCCCAGGTGGTGCTGATCACCCCGGTGGTGCCCAGTGCGCCTTGCGCATGTCCGTGGTTCTTTGAAATGACGGTAGTTCGCAAGTCCAAGGGCTTCCGTCGCGTGTCAGGCACGCACGAACGCACGTACCTGTACGAGTACACCAATCCGAGCGGAGATCCCCCGACCGCAGCGTTGATCGCGACGTCCCTGACGGCGCAGATCAACTCCGATCCGAACGCGCCGTTCACTGCCACTGATGGCGGTGGAACGATCACGCTGACGGAGAAGGACTGCGACTCGATGGATGGTACGCGCGGGTTCAACGTGTACGTGAACAGTGGTACGGTGTCCGTGTCCACGCCGCACACGTCGCCCATCCTGCCCGCCTACGAGGTGCAGCAGTATTTCCCTGTGCTTCCTGGAAGTCAGTTCGGCAATCCGAACACCGCGTTCTGCGGTACGTATTGCCGGTACTACCTCCGGATCAAGCCGATCAGCACGAGCCGTGACCCCCACCTCTTCTTCGGATGGGTGGAGCGGGAAATGGAAGTCGAGATCTGGGTCAACAATGGGGTGGCCAACTTCGCCGCCGATTGGGACACGGAGCTGACCGGAGCGCTCACCTGCCTGTAATGACCAGGACAGAGTACATCTTCACGCTGTTTGTGGCCGTGCTGTACTGCGGAGGCATCTTCGCAGCAGCACGGCCCAACGGCCTTTTGTCCGATGTTCGGGACAAGCTGCAGAGCAAGGTTGATCGGGGCATGCTTTCGCACTTCATTGCCTATCCGCTCCTGCTCTGTTCCACCTGCATGGCTTCGGTCCACGGAACGTTCGCGTTCATCATCAGCGCCTTGATCATACAAACGCCTGTTTCATGGTCGCTGGCTGGCCAGTGGTTGCTTTTTGTCCCTGCCTGTGCAATGGGCAATTTTCTGCTTTGGACGGTTGTTGACGTCTTGGAATCGCTGGTCGCATACCTTCGCAGCAAACAGCTTCCCCGTCATGGCAACATTGGAGCAGATACGGTCAAGCATCATTGAGCAGGCGCGCGGGAACATCGTTACGGACGATACCCGTCTTCGCTTCGGCTTCATCGATCACCTTATTCGCGAAAAGCGGGCTCTGCTCATCGAGCAGCAGCGGCGCAAGGGCATGGGAATCAATATGGGGTTCTACCAGACGATCGATTGCCTTGAAGTGAAGTGCGGCCAGGTCGAATGTGGAGGGTACAAGAGCGGCGTGCGGCAGCATTACCTTGACCTTCCGGCCGGCATACAAAACCCAGTGGCCTTTCTCGGCAGTGTGGATGGAACGATCTCTTTCACGATGTATCCGTTCACTGCGTTCCAGTCCGTGACCCCATCCCGCTTTGGGAAAACGCGACCCATGTACACGGTGATCGACAACAAGGCCTTGCTGAAATTCCTGCCCAATGGCATCACGGTGTTGCGGCTCGTGGCTGTCCTTTACGACCCGCTTGAAAAAACGTGCGCCACGCTCACCGCCCGCAACGAATACCCGATCCCCTCCGGATTTCTTCATCAGGTGGAGCTCCTTTGCCTGAAGCAACTCTTGAGCACCCAGCCCATTCAGCCGGATCCGCTCAATAACGCACAGGATGACCAGCAGCCGGCACGAATCGACCAACGCAACATCCAATGAGCACCCCTATTGTAAAGAGCGGCGAAGAGCTTTCTCGCCTCATTCAGATCACGGACAATCAGATTGTTTCCGGCCGTCTCTTCCGCGCCGGCGAACAATACTTGTTCGACGAAGTGACCCAAGAAACACGCAGCTGTGGTTGTCCCGGCGGTAATGCACAGATGATCACGATCTATGTGGTCACGATCGCTGGCGTGAAGTGTCGTGTTGATGGTCGTTATGCGGTGCAAACAAGGCACCTGAACGGAGCTACCGTAGCAGACGCGCTCAACACGAAACAAATGGCCGCCCCACCGCCGGACGAAAACGGCAATCCGCGGAATTACGACGACTTTGGCAACGTCATGCCTGACGGGACCATCTATCCGAACAACTACAATCCCCAGGGCGAAATGGATCGGTTCAAGTCCCTTGCCAGGATGAACATGAGAAAAGCCTAGCCATGTACACGGTTGGTAAGATCAGGAAAACAAGCTCATTGCAGCTTGCGAACCTTCTGCTTAACAAGCTGGTTCCTGACGAACGGTACGAAGAAGCGCAGCTGGTAAAGAACGAACTTGAGAAAAGAAGGAATGAAGCGCTTGGCGATCCTGGTCCATGGCTGTACATTCACGGCTCTGAAGGCCCTGTTTCGATCCTTGACGTCGATCTTGAGAATGTTTTCAAGGCGCAGGTCTATGCAATCACGCTATCATGGGACAACGCAATCGATATTATGCGCCGCTTTCAAGAAAGCGAAAGGCCCGAAAAGCACTGATCGTTTGCTACGAAACAGAGGCTTCAAGGCAGTTCGTCAGGAAGAACAATCTTGACGATGCGCTTGACCTTGACCGGTTCTCTCACCGCTCTTTCAGGAGTTATGCCGAGCTCTTTGGAATTGAGCGTGAAGTCGTCGCGGAGCGCAAGGCAAAGAAGCTGGTAAGAAGGATGCTTTCGCTGATGGTTGATGACCTACTGGACAACGACATCTTCGTCTTCCCTGAGCGTGAATTCGGGTATTTGAAAATCGGGAATATCCGCACGTTCTGCGACAAGGAAGAGTATTTCTGGGATGTCCGCTACGATGGGGCGCTTTATGGCGGCATCTTCGTTCTTGACAAGCTTTTGCGCCGCTCCATTGGGGGTCGTCGCTACAATTTTCAGCTCACTCAGCGGAATATCAAAAGATTGCGCGAACTTCGTGACGCAGGCAAACGCTACGCCTGAACACGATGAGCCTACAATCACTTGATTCTGTCATCGAATACATCGCGCTGAGGCACCCTGATCTTCAGCTTGAGCGCGACCGGGTAGAGCATTTCTGCAAGTATGTCATTCGCGACTATGGTCGGTTTGACTGCTTCATCCCGTCCAGGGAGATGATCACCGTCAGTTGTGGGAAGGCAAAGCTTCCGTGCAATCTCTACAAGATCGTTTCGCTTGGCGGGAACTGCTCGACCGCGATCCCTTCTTTCTACCAGAACAAGGCAGGGGATATCGTTTTTCATGAGCAGCCGGACATGAACGGAACGATCTTGGTCGAAATGCTTCTCTATCCGCTTGACTCCGACGGACGACTTTTGATCGAGGAAGAGTACATCCCGGCCTGCTATTGGTACATCATGTCCCAGATCGACTTGGACCCAATGATGAAGGGCGATCTTCCGGAGCGGATGTTCGAGCGCGCAGAGCTTAACTTCCACTCAGAAGTGGCGCGTGCACGTGGCTCCATGACCAACCTCACTGATAACGTGTTCGACAAAGCTGTTCGTTCCTTGCATTCGTGGAGAACGACCAGGAAACCAACTCGTCACCGGTAATGCAACGCATACTGAACCACTTTGTAGGGGGTGTTGACACGGACACCTCTCCGCTGAAGCGAAGCAATGACACGTTGATCGATGCATTGAACCTACGCCTGACGGACGTGGCCAGCAATGTGATGGTCCTTACCAGCATCGATGGAACTCAGCAGTCCTTTCAGCTCACGCAGGGTTTTGCTCCGCTCGGGCACGCTATCTATGGAGGCGTTGCCTACATATTCAGCTACAACAGCGTTACCGGAGAGGGTGAAGTAGGCTCCTATCCGTCACCGAACCTGAATTGCAATGGTGGGTTCCAGCCTATTTACCGGCCGCTTAGGAATTGGAATGGCGCCGTGGATCCGCGGGTATCCATCAATCGTCAGGACTTCCGCACTACGCTCCTGAAGCTCCAGTGCCCGAATCAGCTTGAAGTGCAGGCGCGGGTAAGTTGGGATGGAAGCGTAGAGCTCTTCTTTACCGACAATGTGAATCCCTTCCGGCACATCAATACCGGATTTCATGCAGAAACGGGCATCTGCAATGACCGGCTTCTGTGGACCGGTTCATTCCCTAACCGGGTAAGCGTTTTTTTTGAGTCTTGTGGCCACCCGATCCTCACCTCGCTTCAACTGGAGCCGGGTGGTCAACTGCAGGCCGGCAACTGGTTCTTCTATCCCAGGTACGTTACCGCCGACCTGAACAAGACCAGCTTTATGAACGAGATCGGCCCGGCGCAGATCTCTCGTGACGTGTATTCTGCTGGCGTTACCCTTGATGGGAATGCTGGGTTGGACAACACCAACAAGTCCGTCCGAATAAACGTCGATAACATTGATTCGAGCTTTGCTTTTGTTGAGTTCGGATTTGTGTACTTCCATGACGACACGTTTGAGGTTCGCGTGATCGACAAGCTTTTCCCGATCACTCCCGGGTCAACAACGCTCAGCGCTCTGATCACCGGCACGGAAACGATCGTTGACCTAACGCTTGCTGAGCTTTTGCGAAAGAAGACGACTGACGATGTTGTTCGCAGCATCGATCAGCTTGACAACACGCTTTGGGGAGGAGGGTGGAAAAGCAGCCTTATTCCTGATGCGCTGATGAACGCCTTGGCGCAACAAATCGTTGCAAAGCCTGCTGATCCAGCGTCCATGCCGTATCTGATCGATAGGCAACCATTTGGTGAGCAAACCGCCAACGAAGCCTTTGAGTACAAGGATTATCAGAATACGCTTTCGCAGGTAGGGTATTTCCGCGGGGAGTCTTATGCGTTTGCGATCGTCTTTGTGTTCAAGAATGGAAAGCGCAGCAAACCGTTCCCTGTAACGGGTTATGACGCATGGGGTGACGCAGGCATCACGCAGCCGAACACAAAAGGCGTGCTTCGGATGCCATCTAACATGAATCCTGGTTATGCCTATTACCAGCGATTTGCCAATAATGATTGGCGCCCACGACCCCTCGGTGTGCGATTTGATACCACCGGCATTTCGCTTCCTCAGTGGGCTCAGGATGATGTGTGCGGGTTCTACTTCGTTCGCGCTGAGCGTAAGCCAAACCTGGTCTACCAAGGCCTTGTCGCAAACGCCTATAAAGGCGAAGACCTTGTGTACACGACTTCTTTCCCGGACAGCGATCAGTCCACGCTCGGACAAGGACTTACTTGGACGCAGCAGTTTGAATCAGCAAGGTTGATCTCCGAGCTTTCATTCCGCTCAGAGCATCCTGACGGCCGAATGGCTGTTCCATACGAGTACAATCCTGGTGTGGGCAGTCCAGTTCTTGTCGGGTCAACGTACATTCCTAGAACTGCGAGCAAATTCGGCATATTCAGCAGTGACCACTTTTTCACACGATCACTGCTTGACGGACAATACCACATTGTTCACCAAGGCTACGCCGGAAACACTGGCGCTGACCCGGATGGGTTGCCAAGGATGTTCGAGCGTCACATGACCTCCGGCTCGCGGACCCCTGACCTGTATTGGGATCAGGTGCGGTTCACTCCAAGAAACGACCTGCTCCTGGGATCTGGCTTCCTGACCAATGTTGCTGAGCGTAGCTACACGGAAACGAATGGATTCTGCAGCGGCTATGAATTTGGCGATGATACCACCATCGGACTGCCGGTTATGTTCTACCACACGAGCGGCAGTGCTGAAATGGCAAACCGCAGGATCGGGCAGCGGAACTACATCGGTCTTTCGTTCACGGAGAACGGGTCTACTCCGATACCGGTTGCCGACAATCAGGCCGACAGTCCGCTTGGGCCATCCATCGTTAACGTGTATCGGAATGACCCACGCACGCCGCTTCAGGGAGGGACGTACGACCCTGCAAGCATCTACAATCCGAACCAAGAGCAGTATTACGACATTTCGGCATTCATCCCCATATCAGAGTGGGCCAACCTGCCGACCACCATCATCTATCGTGGCGACTGTTTCATTCAGCGCACCTATCATCGGCACATAAGCGAAATGGGCTATCACGGCCCTGACCAGACCGCGATACTTGCGACGAACGGTGATGCCGCTTACTACAACTACGGCAATCTCGTTGGGTGCATTCAGGAGTGCGCGATCAATACTGCGATGCGGTATGAAACCGGTCAATCGGACAATGACCAACGATACTACCCGGAGAAGCTGCCATACGACCCTGCTCAATTTGCGGCGGTCAACACTCAGCACGATGAGTCCAGGTTCATCAATAATGGATATCAGCGGACGCTTGGCCTTTACGCTGATTTCGGATTTGATATTCAGCTTCCAGCGGTCCTTAGTTTCTGGCCGAACAGGATCAAATGGAGCAATCCATACGTGAACGAGCGGATCTCGGATGGATACCTTTCATGGGACCTTGACGCATACAAGGACTTCGATCATCGATACGGTCCTATCGTTCGGATCATGGCCCAGGGCGGGAGGCTCTATTCGATCATGGAGAATGCTGTATTCCTTCATTCCACATCGGAGCGCGCCCTGCTTCAGAACGCGACCGAAGGACAACTTCTCTTGGGCTCCGGCGACAAGCTCTCTCCCAATGTTGGCCAGCTCACCACGCAGTTCGGATCCCAGCATCAATGGTCGATCATCAAGACCCTCTACGGCATTTACGGTTACGACCAGCGCAACCGGATGTTCTGGCGCGTTGCCGGCAACTCCGTTGAAATGCTCAGTACGGAAAAGCGTTTCGCCACAGAAACGTATTCGCTTTCTGAAATGCTTACCCCAAGAAGCGATATCCTGAGCCGGTATCCCGATGCTCCCGTTTGCGACGAAGGCATAACGGCCTTCTGGGATAGGAAGTTCAGTGAAGTTGGCTGGAGCTTCCTTATTCAAACATTGCCGAACACCAGGCCAGAGGGAAGGACCGTGGTCTTTAACGAGCGCGTGAACGTCTTTGGTGGCAAGCGCTCCTACGCCTCCAACTACTATATCCTGATCGGAGAAGACCTTCATTCGGTGGATCCCGGAGGAACGCCGGCGGTTGTTCCTGGCGCGAGCGTGGATTGTCAGTTCTACCTGCACGACGCACTATCAAACGCAGTGAACACCTTCTACGGAGATCAGCACCAGAGCTACTTCGACCTGATCGTTCGTCCGGGTCCGTCCGTTTTCGCGTTCAATGCGATCCACATGAAAGGCACTCCTGTGCCACTGCTGAAGGTGTTGTTCAGCAACGAACTTGGTGCCTCATTCATCGACCCGTTCGTTGGCGCCCCGCACTGGGAAGAGCCCGAGTACCAAGAGAACGCATGGCGCATGCCTGTTCCTCCGTACAAGTCCGTCACGCCCGGCTCAGACTACGATATCGAGTCTCCGGTAAAAGGTGGCTACCTTCGTGTTCGGGGGATCTGGGAAACGAATCTTCGCCACCAGCTCCACGAGACATACACGCTTGACCTACTTTCCTACACATGAACCAGCCAGCAGACAAAAAGCCGCAGCTTGGTGGACTTGATTACGCGAGCATGCTTGCTCCGCTCGCGCTTGGTCCCATTGGCAATCAATGGGGAATGAACAATGCTCAGTTCGCCAAGGCGGGCACATCCATTGGGTCGATGTTCGGCCCGCTCGGAAGTCTTGCGGGAATGGGTATTGGGCTCATTGCCGACTCCATCGCTGGGCCGCAGGAAGAGCAGCGTCAACTCAATCGCACAAAAGCTCTGAATGAGGCAATGACGGTGCAGCAAGAGGCTGCCAGCTCACCATATCGCGGAGAAGGCTTCAATCAGTTCGACGCGGGGCGACCGAATATGTTCGCCACTGGTGGCCCAATGCATGCGCTGCTTCATGTCATCCCAGCAAAAAAGGCGCCTGAAGCAGACGGTCTTGCCCGGAGCGCAGGAGTAAAGCCCCTCACTGTTCCTGGCACTGGTTCCGCAAGCGCAGACGACATGCTGTTCCGCATTCCGGACAATGTTCCAGCGCACGTTTCCTCCGGCGAAACCATCGTTGATGAAGAGGGCTTTGTGAAAATGGCAAAGGCCGCTGGCGGGTCAAAGGCCGACCTGCAGGCCTGGTTGTACCCTGACACACAAACGGGCCGCTCAATGGCGCGTGGTGGTCAGCTGGGTGGTCCCGGTAATCCTCCGTACAAGGAACAATTCGGTCCACGTGTGGATCAGGCGGACGAAGAGGCTCCGTTGTTCGATCCGTCCCTTGCGCTCTTTAACACAACCCCGGGAGCAATGAACCGTGCCGCGGCCAATCCCTTGGAGGGAATCAAAACCTTTTCGCCCACGGTCGCCTCAACCATGCCCCCAGAACAAAAGAATGTTTGGGGCAGCATGATGTCGATGGGTGGAGC